GAACTCTTAAAGGACCCAAGAGAGTTTTTAGGAACAATGAGGCACGAAGGATGGCACGTTGTTCAGGACTGTATGGGTGGTGGAATCAAAACTTCTTTTATGGCACAAGTCCACCAGGACTCAGAGATTCCTGCTTGGGTAATGAAGATGACTAAACTATCTTATGAATCTATGGGTCAGAGTCGTGCTGTGCCTTGGGAAGCAGATGCCAACTGGGCAGAAGAACAGTCTGGTCAAACTGTGAAGCATTTGGAAATGTGTGCTAAAGGTCCTTTGTGGGAACAGGTAAGACCAACACCTATGACAATGGAGTGGTTGATTGGTTGTGGGTGGATGAAACCACAAGAAGGATATAAAGAATACACACCAAACAAAAAGTCAGATTATTGTGTAGAAGGTAAATACTGATGCCTGGAAATTTTCCTTGGGGAGTTTTTATTATTCTTTCTTGTGGGCTTGCTTTTACTGCTTATGTAATCTACTACATAATGAGGTTAGCATTTGAGGAAATGAAAGATGAAGAACCTAGCAATCATTCTGTCAGCGACAAGTCTGGCAATTAGTGCCGCACTTTGTTATGGTGCTTATGTAACTTATCAGAAAGCACAAAAGATTTTGGACAACCCAGAAGAGTTTGTTGGTGCCGTTGTAGAAAAGCAGGTCAATAAAGCATTTGAGAAACTACCTATCCCCAAACTAAATACAGAGAAGTTTAAACTTTTTTAAAATGGCGGATAGAGACCCATACATTTATAGAATCAAAGAGATTCATAAGGTAGTCGATGGAGACACTATTGACGCTGATATTGATTTGGGGTTCGATATTTCTCTTACTAAACGGATTCGCCTCGCTGGGGTTGACACTCCTGAGTCACGTACAACAAATGCGAACGAAAAGAAATACGGACTTGAATCAAAAGAATGGTTGAAGCATCGTTGTGAAGGCGCTAAAAACATTCTAATCAAGACTGAACTTCCTGACTCCACAGAAAAGTATGGAAGAATTATCGGGCATTTGTTTATCAATGATGAACCAACATCCTTGAATGAGCAGATGATTATTTCCGGTTATGCCTGGTCTTACGACGGGGGCACAAAAGTCAAGAACTTTGCTGAACTGGATGCGAAGCGTAAGAAGTAATCACTTTGAGTGAAACTTTTTATACTGTTCTTTCTTTTGATTCTTCTGTTCTTTCTTGAGTAACTTATTGACTTTTTTAAGGGACTGACTTTTCTCAAAGGCAAAGAATATCTGAAGTTCATAAGGAGTAAGGTCTCTACTTAAGAGTTTCTTACCCCTTACAAATAATTGTTGAACAATCGGTTTCATTTTATTTACCATCCATTCCACCAAAGATTTGCCAACAAGAGCCGCAGCAACAGAAGCAGTAGCAGTGGTGCCAGCAAGAATAACCTGCTCTTTAGGTGGGATAGGGACTTCTCCGACGATTGGTACTTCAATGACGGGCACTCCTAAATTTGTGTTTGTGGGTGGTTGATCGGAAATAATCCGATTATCCTGCTTTTCTTGAACAGGAATTTGGACTTGTGGTAATACTGGGGTAGTGTCTGGAAGTCCCCTAGTCTTCTCTTGTTTTTCTTCTTCTTTTTTTTCTTGCTCTGCTCTTACCGCAGCATCAAACTCTTCTTGTGTAGGAACATCAATCACAGGATATTTGATAGTCGTATCAGGCATATTAATAATCGGCATATCAATTTCAGGTATCACAGATCTCTGTGCTCTCTGAGTTACAGGAGGTTCTATCGTTGGAATGATTGGAGGACCACCAAATCTTATATCTGTTTTTGGCACATTAATTTGATTAATGGGTTCCATTCTTTAATTTTTCATCCCTTTTTCTTTTTTGTGCCGCCAATTGCTTTTCTCTAATTTTTTGTTTAGTTTCTTCACTCATTTTTTTACCATATTGAGAATTATTTTTCCCACTTCTATCTGGTTGATTCTCTTTCATTTTTTTTAATGCTTCTGGTGTATGTCCACCTTCAGTTGGACTTTTCCATTCACCATTTATAACTCTTTTCTTTTGTGCCTCACTAATTTTTTTTCTTACTTCTGGTCTCTTTGCTGGATTTTTATCTCCAACAAGTTTTCCTTTTGCTGCGGCACTTAATTTTTGCTTTACTTCTGGTGTATGTGAAATATATTGACTACCTCCACCTATTGTATTATTATAACCGTTTTCATAAGATTTATATTTTTCTATATAAAATGTTTCTCTTTCATCGAGATTTGTAATATTACATTCTTCTAATAGTTGTATCTTAAAGTTTTCTTTTCCATATTTTTGAATAGCGTATGATATTGCTGTTTTTTTGCTTGGTTGTTGGTGCTCACTAAATCTTTGTTTGAGGGTTAATTTTGTTTGACCAACATACATTTTATTGTTAAGTGTATTTGTAATTAAATATATTTTTCCCATATGGTTAGACTTTGAACTTATATTATTATTTATAAAAATTGAGTAGTTCAAAGTCTAACCTATTTTTTTATTTTAGAAACAATTTGCCCATTTCCAGTCATCAAGTAACCATTTGGTGCTGGTCCTACTACATCGGCACATATTTTTCCATAAGGACTTTCTGGGTGATAAAATACTCCTACTCTTATTTGTTCTCCACAAACTCGCAATCTTACGAGTTCAAAATCTAAACGACTTTTTTCTGCTTCACTCTCTTGTCTTTTAATCTCTGTACGAACTCTTGCTTTACAAAGTTCTTGGAAAGATCCGTCAAGAGGTATGGAGAACCCTGCAGAGAGTCCTCCATTGAATGAATTACTTTGATATGATGTTGGATCTGTACTGCCCGCAAGACTATTGTAACCAAAGGTTTGTAAGTTTAATGTTGGACCCTGGCAAGACACACCACCACCATAAGTATTCACAGAAAAAGGACCCTGAAGCACCTGTACTGCCTGGTTGGTTACATTACCAGTAGCAGATGCTGAGGGCCCTGCAATATTCGTATTAGATGGTGCTTCTGCAAATGCAGGAGATGCTAAACCGATTATTGCGTAAAGACTGATAATGAGTTTGTGGTAGATTCCTCTACCGTTTTGCGATCTATCCATGTTTCTTTCGCAATTCCAGGAGTCAGATGAGTCTCACTAAACTGGAACGGAGCACCTTGCGTTTGGATTGTGTAGTTCGCTCCTGGACCTGGACGGTCAGGAATATTGATATTAGTACCAGTGACGGTATAAGATGTCCCAGTAGTATATTCTATTTGTTTGATAACTTCAACCACTTCAGTGCGAGTTTTGGTCTCGGAAGTAATTGTGCCACTCGTAAAGTTAGGAGTGACGGGTGCTGCATAACAGGGAGATATAAGTCCCGTTGCTAGCAGCAAAACGGGAGTTATATGTCTCACTTGAATACGCTCAATTCGATGGTTCTTTGTCCAGTCGCTGTGGTTCCTGAACCACCGGCAGTCACAGTAGGAACACCAGTGCCACTCAGAGTACCAGCAAGAGTACCTTTATCTCCACCTAACTGAGTAGTAGAGTCGCTATAAAGGTTGGGAGCAGCAATTGTTCCAGAAGCTGCCGACTGAGTGGTGACATTAGTATCAGCAGTAATTGAAGATTCACTGAAAGTAAATGCCCCACCATTCGTGTTGATCGCATAAGAACCAGAAGTTCCAACTCCCCCAAGAGTTGTAACGTTGATATTTGTACCTGAGACTGAGTAGGAACCACCCACTCTGGTTGATTGTACCGCAGCACCCTGAACGCCTAATTGTACGGAGTCAACAATTTTAGATGTAATTTCAGCAGCAAAAGCAGGAGTAGTGAAGAATAACGAAAAGGCTAAAATGAGTCTTTTCATTGTTCGAGTGTAAACACTGCAAGTATTTAGTGACCCACCTTCATTTCAGGCATTTCAGGGGCTTGACACCATCAACAGACCGTAGTATGATAAATAGGTAAACAAATGTTACGGATTTCTCATAATTCTTAACATTGTTAGACACCCGTTAACCGAGACCTATGGGTGTATAAATTACGTCTCTCATATCCCGCCTGAGGGTGGCGGGAACATAGTAACACCACCATTTCCCTGATGGTCTTACTTTCTTTTAATCAAAATGACTGCTTCAATTGCTTCACGTCAACAATCGAATACTTGGGAACAGTTCTGCCAGTGGGTAACATCGACCGATAACCGCCTCTATGTGGGTTGGTTCGGCGTTCTGATGATTCCTTGCCTGCTTGCTGCTACTATCTGTTTCATCGTCGCCTTCATTGCCGCACCTCCGGTGGACATTGATGGTATTCGTGAACCCGTTGCTGGTTCACTCCTCTATGGAAACAACATCATCTCTGGTGCTGTAATTCCTTCGTCCAATGCGATTGGACTGCACTTCTATCCTATCTGGGAAGCCGCCAGCCTCGACGAGTGGCTCTACAACGGTGGTCCTTTCCAACTGGTTGTGTTCCACTTCCTGATTGGTATCTACGCCTATATGGGTCGTGAATGGGAACTCTCTTATCGTCTGGGGATGCGCCCTTGGATCTGTGTTGCCTACTCGGCACCTGTTGCTGCTGCGAGTGCAGTGTTCCTGGTCTATCCTTTCGGTCAAGGTTCGTTCTCTGATGCGATGCCCCTGGGTATCTCTGGTACGTTCAACTATATGCTTGTGTTCCAGGCAGAGCACAACATCCTGATGCACCCCTTCCATATGCTTGGAGTTGCTGGTGTGTTCGGTGGTTCTCTGTTCAGTGCTATGCACGGTTCTCTGGTTACTTCCTCACTGGTTCGTGAAACCACTGAGAACGAGTCGCAGAACTATGGTTACAAGTTTGGTCAAGAAGAAGAGACCTATAACATCGTTGCTGCTCACGGTTATTTCGGACGCCTTATTTTCCAATATGCTTCCTTTAATAACTCCCGTTCGCTGCACTTCTTCCTTGCCGCTTGGCCTGTTGTAGGTATCTGGTTCACCGCTCTTGGTGTTTCCACGATGGCCTTCAATTTGAATGGCTTCAACTTTAATCAAAGTATCGTTGATAGTCAGAACCGTGTAGTTAATACCTGGGCTGATGTTCTTAACCGTGCTGGACTGGGGATGGAGGTAATGCACGAGCGCAACGCTCATAACTTCCCTCTTGACCTTGCTGCTGTTGAGAACACTCCTATTGCCTTGACTGCACCTGCAATTGGTTGATAAAAAACTTAATAGTTTTTGAGAGACCCGAAAGGGTCTCTTTTTTTATGCCTACTTGACTAAATAGTTAAACTTATGGTATAATAAGTTTAATGTTAAACAAACAAACTATGAAAACCTGTAATGTGTGCGGTGAAACTAAACCGCTTTCAGAATACTATCCAACTCAATTCAAAAGTAAAGAGTTTCCTGATAAAGTGTATTATCACGGCAAATGTAAGGCTTGTTTTATCAAGGCAAAACAAAAAGATTATACTCCAGAAAAAGGTAGAGATAAAAATCTACGATACAACTATGGTATTACGCTTGAAGAATATAATATTCTTTTAAGTAATCAGGATGGTAAGTGTGCTACTTGCGGAACGACTGAACCAGGAGGTAGAAAATCTGGAAGGGGTGGTGGAACTAATGTGTTTGTTGTAGACCACTGCCACAATACAGGTAAAGTTAGAGGTCTTCTCTGCCATAGTTGCAATCGTGCTATGGGACTGTTGGGTGATAATGTCAGTGTTATTGAAAGTATGATTAAATACCTTGAACAGCAAGAAACCAATGTCTCATAATACTCAAAACGAACCTATGCCTAACGGGATAATCTGGGCAGGCATAGGACTTATGATATTCACAATACTTTGCTTTGTCTTACTGACTGTTGGGATGATTTATGAATGAGTAGAAACACTCATTGACCTCTTTGTTAAGGAGTGTTAAGATAAATATGAGAAATAACATAGGAGGTTATGACTTCTTCAACACTTTCACAACCTATTCAACAACGGGGATGGTTCGATGTCCTTGATGACTGGCTTAAACGAGATCGCTTTGTATTTGTGGGTTGGTCTGGACTATTACTTTTTCCCACTGCTTATCTTGCCCTTGGTGGCTGGCTTACTGGCACGACGTTTGTTACAAGCTGGTACACCCACGGGTTGGCGTCTAGTTATCTTGAAGGGGCTAATTTCCTTACAGCAGCTGTGTCAACGCCTGCAGATTCTATGGGTCATTCTCTTCTTCT